GGTGTCTGTGTTGAAGTAATTGTCGGGGTAGGTGTCGGGTTTGGTGGTGGTTGAATTACCACATTACTTGCGATTGTGTTAATGGCACTAGAACCAAATACACTACTTATATTACTTGAGTTCAACGACCAATTAACACCATTATTAGAAATATATAATTCATTTCTTGATGGACTTGTTAATACTGATGATGCCAAAAGAATAGTTCCGTTTGATGCCATATGGTTAATTCCTCTTGACATTATCGCTTTTGCGTCCGTTGAAGCAGACCAAGTTAAACCATCAACAGAATAACATATTTGTGTATGACCCGCACCACTTAATGAACTTGTTGACGCCACAAACTTATTATCAAAGAATATAACAGTACTTGGACTTATACTTCCACTAAAAATACCAAAGGCATTTGCGTTAGTTGAAGCAGTCCAATCAAATCCATCAGTAGAAGCCATAAGTTTGGCGTTATTACTACTAACTCCTTGAGCCATTACCCATTTACCATTTCCATAGGCAACAGAGTTAGTGTTTGCTGAAAATAATGGTGATGTTAAACCAGACCAATTTATTCCGTTATATGAATATAATGCTCTTGTTCCACCTGTTGTTGTTCCTGTTGAAGTTGCCGCAGCAATCCACATATTTCCATCAAAAGCAAATCCTGATACTGTAGATGGTTGTGGTCTTCCACCTGTTGGTGTAATGGTTGCGGCAGAATAAGTTATTGCGTCATAAGAATATCCAAGAGTTGTAAATCCACTTAATAATATTCCATTATAAGTTGATGTTGCCCCGATTAACCATATTGAATTATTTGCCGCTACTTCTGAAACATTACCTGTAAATAATGAATTGATACTTGTATTTCCTGTGAACCATTCATAACCATTATCAGAATAATATGATTGTTTGAAAAAGGTTGCCCCTGATGGTAAATAATCACCAGCACTACCCCATCTTGTTCCATTATATGCTAATCCAAAGGTATAGTGAATTGGACTTGTAGATGACTCTGTTGTTCTCGTCCAAGTTGTTCCACTTGAGTCAATTGAATAACCTTCAACACCATTACCATTTGACGCAACCCATAATACTTCTTGTGGTGATGGTGTAACCGATGGTGTAGGAGTCGGTGTTTCTGTATTCGTAGGAGTATTAGTTTGTGTTTGTGTGGGAGTATTAGTAATCGTCTGTGTGGGAGTCATACTTGGGGTAGGCAATGGAGCCGATGAGGTCTCATTATTCACACCAACGATAGCACTCCATACTGGCAATTCTTTCTCACCATATGGTTTTAATGCTTCCTGAAAATCAAAGGGTTTTTTCTTTGTTATGTATTGTGCGTTTGCTGGTCTGTATGTTCTACCGTTCCACTTCATTTGTTTGTTCTTGGCTTAAAAAAGGCACCCCTCAGGGTTGAAGGGTGCCGATTATTATTTTTAATTACGCTTGAACCGTAATACCTGTAAATATTGCTCCAAGAGTAGTAGTTACAAGGATTTCTTGTGTTGCGTTTGGTTCACCACCTTGGATTGTAAGTGCTGACATACCGTTAAGGTCTGTGTAAGCCAATCCTGATGCAAGAGAACCTGCGGTTACCAATGCTCCGTTCTGCCAAGCAACTGTCCAATAACGACCGTTGTTGTCTTTTGCGATAGCATAGATGTTATTTTGTGAAACAAGATTTTGGAATACATTTCTCAAATCTTTGTCCATTCTTGGTAAGTTCATTACCAATGTCGGTTGGAATACTACTGACTGAGCAGTTGTGTTCACCCCGATGTCTTCAGTGAATGAAGAACCTTGTTTAGTGAGTTCAAACTTGTAGAATACACCTGTACCAGATGCTGCAGTAACTTGGTTATCACCATTTGAAGTCCATGATGTGATTGTGTTACCAGAACCACCCAAAATCCAAATAGTTTGTAAACCACCTGTTGATGCATTTCTACAATCTAATGTAAACCCACTTGATATAAAACAACTCATAATTTTAGTTTTTTAATTTTAAGGTTTATTATCTTGCTACTAACCAAGAATCTACTGAGAATACACCAACACCATAAGTAGCGTGTAAGTTCAATTTGATAATGTCTTCAAACGGGTCGTATAATGCTTTTTGAGTCATCATCTCAGCGTTCATACCAATCATAATGTATTGTGCAGGACCTGCATATACTTTACCTTGACCAGTAAGACCTTGAGTTGGAACTACTCTTACATTTGAACCTGGAAGGATTACACCCCAATCAGAACCTTCAGTAGCAACGCCAGTTGGGTCTGTGAACAAGTTAATGTATGAGTTGTTTCTCATTGAAGCTACCAACGCTCTGTAGTCAGAATATCCACAATAGATAACTAAGTCATCTCTGTGTAATACATTTTCAGGGATATTTTGGTAGTAAGTTGAGAATACATCTAAACCATTTGATGCTGTAGCAGCAGTGTAAGTGATTTGAGTAGCACCGTTACCTGAAGTAATCAATCTGATAACACCATCAAAACACTGGTTATCGTAAACAGTTGAACCTGTTGCAGTAGAGTTTCTCCACAATTGCAACTCAATTTGGTTTGATGTTCTGTTAGCGATATCCTCAAGAATTACTTGCTCAAAAGGAACTGACTCTTGGAAATTAGCGTCAGTTAAATACTGAGACAAATAAGTGTCGTATAATGAATAAGGACACAATTGTTGGTTAACTTTTTTATTACACAAGTCAATTGTTACAACATTTTGAACTGTGTCTCCTGTTGGGTCAAACCCACAAGACAAATCTTGTAAAATAACATCGTTAGTTACGAAACCTACTTTTTCAGTTGTTCCTTTCAAGTTTGGTCTAACAGACGAGTATTTTGGTAAAGTCAAACCTAAGAACGCCTTAATCAACATATCGTCACCGTAACTGTTGTAAGTAGGAAGGTTTGTTAAATCATAGTTAAAAGCGAAAGATGATACTTCCCCTTTTTTGAACATTTTCTTTTCCATTTTTATTTTTTATTTATTTTATTTTTTTAATGCATTTCTCAAGAATGCAACTTTCGCATCTGCAATATTTTCTTTTGCGAAAGTCTTACGAGCCACTGGTGTTTCAAACACAGGGGAGTTCTTGAAATCCTCATAATCGTTTTTATAGGACTCAAAGTCCTTGCTGAACTTGGACATAACTGCCATCATTTGCGACATTGCCTCCTTCATTTTTTTCATTTCCTTTTTGTAATCTTCAAGAGAGCCTTCGCCACTCATGTCAGGATACTTCACACCTGTAATGAATCCTTCACCATTTACGGTCAATACGATACCAGAATCAGTTGTGTGTTCCCCTTCAGGAGCAGATACTTTTTCACCCTCTTTTGTGATTGCATACAATTTTTGTCCAACTTGGAAATCACCTTCTTCATCAGTCATGATTTCAGTTCCGTCTGTTAGTTTTGCTTTTGCCATAGTTTCTTCATTTACAATTACATCGTTTGATGATTCTTCTACTTCAGGAGATTCTACTTCTTCTTTGATTTCCTCAATCTTAGAAATAATTGAATCTTCACCTACTACCAAAAGAATACCATCACGAGTTTTGTGTTCACCTGCGGGTGCAGGTTTCAAGATTGAATCCTCACCTACAACGAATAATTCATTACCCACTGCAAATGGTTCTTCAGAGTTATTGGTGATAGTTGTTATATCATCAATTAACTTGGTTACAGAAAACTTTTCAGATTTGAACTTAAGACCTAACAAGTCAGCGATTTTGTTGATTGCTTCTGTTGCGTTCATTTAATAAGTTATTTTGTTTATTATGTTTATCACTTGTTCCAATAAATACTCATCACCTTTTTGAACTGAAAAGTTGAGTAAAAAGTTTCCTTCAACACTCGCACCCTTCACCACACCAGGTTTAATATAATTATTCCAAACAAGATTTCCTTCAGGTGTATCTAACACCTTATATGCTGCCATCCAGGTTCCCACTGGTACTTGCTCATCTGTAAAACCTAACTCATAGGCTTTATCTTTTTCACCCTTAACAATCCATGTCTCAACCATTACGATGTCCTCAAACTTTTTGTCTGTGTGTTCGTAGTTGGTCATTCGGTTTCTTAACTCAGCCATGAACTTATCTCTAATTGTAAGGATAGTTGATGGTTTGAACTTAACATAGTATTTCTCATTGGTGACCTCATCAATTCTTGGAATCAAAATATCAGGTATCATCAATGGGGTGTATATCATTCTTTCCTCAGTTTTTGCTGCAAACACCTGTTCTGATTTGTTATCAAAGTTTGGTTTGCACACATCACCAAATGCACACTCAATATCCTTCATGTAAGATACGGAGTTCATGTTCTGTTGTGAAATGATGTAAGCAACCTCTGATTTTCTCTTGGTCTCAGGACTATAGTAACCGTTATTCGGTAATGACTTTGGTGGGATACCTGCAGTTCCCTCAGCCATTCCTTCGTCTGCCTTGTTACTTCCCTGAAACAAATATTTGTGCCAAGCATGAACACAATTAGGACCACCCTTGTATAGCCATTTGCTATAGGCTTGTCTCTTATGACCAAACTCTGTATTGGTGTCCCTCAATAAATCTATCTCTAATCTGCGGAAATATCTGTCCTCTATTGAATCACAGAAATCTCTATCAGGTGAACCACTCAAGATTCTTTCATACTTGAAATATACGGTTGGGGATTTGTGATTTCTCCTATAGATTTCTTGTTCTGTTGAACCTCTCATCGCTCCTGTAATTGCCTCAAACTTTTCAACATCAGTTTCAGCCAAGAACTTTAATAATTTTACGGTCTCAATTTCCTCTTCAGTATAATCTTCAACACCGAATGATTCAAACTCCTCCTTTGGAACACAGTTAGGCACTTCACGACCATTTTGTATTTTTGTTCCAATTGCGATGTAACCTTCCCAACAAGCATCTTCAAGTCCTTCAAAGATTCCTCCACCACAACCACAATCACCCTCAAATAATACTGGTGGTAATTCAGGTTCAACCAACATTGAATCGGTCTCACCACTTGCGGGATAGTTGTCGTATGCTGGTAATCCTGAAACATCATAGTCAAATCTAACTGCGATTGGACCTAATTCTTGTCTTACATTTAAGTCCAAATCATAGTGTCTTTTAAGACCCATAACTTTAACCAAATCAATTTTCTCATTACGAGTTGAATACATATTGATTGCACTCACAGGGATACCATACTCAGTTGTAAACTCAATCAGTTCTTTTGTTGGTAATCCTTGAATGAATAATACTGGTAATGAACCTCGGCTCATTTCATTTTTGAACATTCTCAATCCTGCTGCTGTCTTGAGGGTCTCCCACTCAAAACCAACTCTGGTTGCTGAGAACTCTCTGTTCTCCCACATACCATAACATTGTCCTGCTGCTTGGTCATCAGTTTTTCCCTCGTTCTTAACATAAGCAATACAACGACCGATGAACTCATCTTTGGATTCTGTTGGACCTGGTTTAACAAAGTCCTGAACTCCCATTTCTTCTTTCTTCAAGATTGAATCAACCCACTCAAGTGCTGGCTTACCACCCCATAGGTCGTAGGAGATTGTCCCATTATCATCGTAGTTTCCTGTGTAATAAGTTGCCGCTCTCTCCAAATAGGATTTCATTCTCTTAACGGTTTCCAATGAAATCTCGTCACGATTACACAATTGCTGAGCCCTGATTTTCCCTGTTTGGGTTGCTGCAGGATTTCCCCTTTCTTCATTCTCTTTGATGGCACGACATGCTTTTGCAGAGACATTCTCAGGAGCCTTGTAGAATCTCTGTTTGTTGAAATACATTAACTCCTGTTCAATTGCGGGATACTCAACCCACGCTACCTCAAACACACCTGTGTCTCCTGATATTTCGGGATTTACCTCAAGTTCTATTACTTTATACATCTTTAATAAATAGTTAGATTAAAACTGACTTAATTTTTCAAGTCGTCTTGCTGTTTCTTGTTTAGCGGTGATATCAGATTCCACAACATACGCTCTAATTGGAGTGTTTCGTTGTTTTGCAATTGCTTCCACAATTCTTGAATCGTCCATTGCTGGTTGGATAGGTCTACCACCACCAGCCTGATTTATTTGGTCAAGTAATCCCATGTAGTTAATACTTGAGTATCTGTTGATGACTGCTTCGTTTCCTTCCAACTCAATTCCACCACCTTGAAACTTAACACCACCGTACTCATGTGCGGGTCCTGAGACCATTCCCCCTGCTCCAAGTTTACCACCTCGTCTGTAAGAGTCAATGTTTGCCAACTGACTACCGATTATCGCAACCTGTGCTGCGTTAAATGCGACGATGGCTCCTGCCCCAATAACTGCTCCAATACCACCTGTGATGGCTGCGAGTTTTGTGATTGCTTCTGCGGTGTTTGCTAAGGCTTGAGCCAACGATATTCTCAACGCTGTCTTTGCCGCCTTCTTCTCAAGTTCTGCCTTTTGGGCTTGGTATGATTTCTCAGCCTCCAATCTCTTTTGGTTTGCCTCCTCAGAATCACCAATGATGGTCTCCTGTAATCTGGCATTTCTTTTTTCCAACTGGTCAAATTGTGCGTCAAAGTATAACGATGTGGTTTGACCAAGTGAGTTCAATGCTGATTGGAATGCCTCAATTCCTGATTGTATTTTTTCAATTCTCTTTTGGTATGCTTCTGCCGCCTTCTCATTTGCGGTAGTTTGTTTCTCCAAATAGAATGTGATGATTGCATCAATCTCTTTTTCAGTTAGATTTGTAAGGTCAATTTTCTTTGATGAAAAATCCTCCAAGATTTTTGCTCTCTGTTCTTGAGTTGTCTTCTCAGCATCAATAACAATAGCGTTTTCCTTTTGTGTAAAGTCATAGACCAATTCCAAATTACTTAGGAATACTCTTGATTGTGCTTCACCCTGAACCTTTAACGCTTTGCTTCTTTCCTCTTGTACATTGAATAAGAATGTTCTAATTTGTGATTCTTCAGCAACGATGTTTTGAACCGTTTTATTCAACGCTTCTGTTTGGGCTTTAGCCAACTCTTGAATTAACTTGGTTGCATCACCCTGAAACTCCTCAAACTTATCTTTAAGGTCTTTACCTTGTTCTTCAGTTAATTGTTTTGTCTTAACTAATTTATCAACTGCGGAATCATATGAAGTTTTACTGAACCCCTCAATAGTGGTAAATTGTTCTGTATACTTTTTAACTAATGAATCTGTGGTTTGTTTTGTGAACTTATCTAACTTCTCAAGTTGTGTTGATAACTCAATTGCCGAATCAGTAATCTTAATAATCTCCCCATTCACATTACGCTCAAATTGAATATCACCAGTTGCAATACCAATCTGTTTTACGATATCAAGATAGTCAGTTAATAATGCTGGTGTGAATATCTCTTGAGCATCTTTAGGTAGAGCCTTAATAATTCTATTAAGGTCTTTGTATTGTTTGATTAGGATATCAGTTGCCTCAAATGCTTCTTTGGTAATAATACCTTTTTGGAATTGAAGAGATACCTCATTAAGGATTGTTTTAGTTGTGTCTCCAAACTCTGTTACTCCTTGAGTCAATGCCCCTTCAGTTAATGTCTTTCTTAATCCTTCAACAAATACACCA